TTTCCAATGGGCAAGTGTTAGTAGATCGTTATTACCAAGCTGATGATAAAACTAAGGAAGGTTTTAAATTTTGGCATGATAAAATATTATTAGGAGAATTAAGGAAAATTGATAAAAAAATTCTAAATGAAACGGGAATAAATGAATCTTTAATTACCGAACATATTCTTGGTACAACAGTGAAAGCTAAAAAAGACGATTATATGGCAAATTTTCTAGAGGGAACTAGTGACTGGGTAAGTGAAGCTACAGAACAGGGATATTCTTTAAAGAAAATGACAAAAGAAGAATTGAAAACGTTCCTTAATTTAGGATCATCTATTCGGATGCACACAACAAAGAATAATCAAACGATTCCAGACCATGCTTCTATAGTAACTAATGTTGGTAATGCTCAGGGGATAGACAATATGAGAGGCTACATTGAAGAACCTGAAATGATGACAGAGTATGATGATGAAGAACCTGAAATGATGACAGAGTATGATGATGATCTATACTCAGAGAATTTTTATATATGGATGGATGCTAATGGTAAAGTTAAATTTGAATTACCAATTGTCAGTGCAGATGACGCAGATATCTATATGACTGATGAAACTCGTGACACAGAAACTTCGGCATATGTAGAGGGATTATCAGAAGATTTTACAGAAAGAACATATTTAGAATATATAATAAGTAACAGACAAAAAATAGAAGATGAAGCTGTTGATCTAAAACGTCCACGAGAAAAACATAAACTGTTTAAACTAAAGCTTCCTAAAAAATATCAAAAGAAATTTATAAGTGAGTCTCAAAAATTCACTGAACTAAAATCGCCAATAGACAAACAAACACAAAGATTATTTACATAAAAAAAGAGGGAAGCTATTAACTTCCCCCTCGGCAACACATGGGCACCCTTATGGGTGCCTTTTTTTTGGTGCAACTTCTTCAGCGACCAAAACTTTAAATATTATAAATTGTTAATGAATCAGGTAATGGTTTATATATTATATTGTTTGGATTAACTTCTTGACATCATCTTCCAGTTTCTTACCTACTGAATTAGCGTGGTTGATAACAGCAGCACATAGATTAGCGTGATACTTATATTCCTTTAATGCTTCTCTGATTTTAGCTACGGGCTTTCCACCATAGTCAATCACTAAAGCATTATTCCTATTTAAACCAATCTTCAGTTCAAATAAAAGCCCAGTGTGTTTACTGATATCATTTTTTTGCATTAGCTTCTACTGGTTGTTGCTTAACAAAATCAGCTCCTATACTTTTATCCAGTTGATTTAATGTTGAGAGTGCACTCATGAGTTTAACAACTTCACCATAAGGTTTCGTCATTAAATATCTCATGACATCCATTAGTACCACAGAACTTATTAAGTAAGTTCTTTGTGGTTGTTGTGGTTGTGTTGTTTTAGCCTTTGAATTATTAGCCATCTTTCTTTCCTCCTTATTTATTAATTACCTCTAAATTGATAATACTTGTCTTCTATTAAATCTTCATTTAATAAATACATATTACTATTTCCTTTATCAAAGATTTCCTTTAAATCTCTAATAGTTTGGTTTACTGTTCTATGTTGTTGAAGACAACCACAAACTAAATCTTCAACTTCAATTAATGCTTGTTTTACTGCACCCATTACTTTACCTCCTTTATTAATCTATTTAAATACCATTGGGCTTTTTGTAAATCTTCCAATGGCTCACCTTTAAATTTATAACGTGATACATACTTTAATATATTACCTTTAAGGTATCCATGATACTCATCATCTGTCATTCCATCTTGTATAACATCAATAGTTTCTTTCTTACCTTTAAGATAATGTAGTGGTGAATTTACAATATCATTTACCATAACGTCTCTTTACTATATTATACTCAATTGTTTCAATATCATATTCACCTTGACGAACATTACGTTTAACAATTAGACCACTCCACCATAATCGTTGGGTATTTCTAGCATAATCTTCCTTATGATGCAAGTAACACCCTGCAGATAATCCTATTACTTTTCTACCTGTTGGTACTGTGCACATAGAATAATCAAACAGATGGCAATGCCCTACCGTAGAGGATACCTTATTTTTTAATAAGAGCGAACGAGCGATACTGTCCCCACTAATAGGCTTACCCATAATACCAGTAGGATAATTGTGGCAGTAGTGGACACCATCAATAGCCACGGGTTCTTGATAGGCAATAACTTCCCAACCAAACTCTTTAAATTTAAGGTCTTTTGTACTAATTGTTCCGTCAAGTTCAGGTGTTTCATCTACTATCCTATCTATCCTATCTTCATGATTACCAAGAAGCATAACCTTTCTTGATCGTCTCCCATTGAGACCTTTGTTAAACTTTTCTAATGCGTCATGTGCATGGTCAATATCTTTCTTATATCTTCTACCTTCGAAAGATTTCTTTCCTTTATCATAACTTGAAAGAGAATCTAGACTAGAAAGATCTCCCATACAAATTATGGTATCGGGTTTTAAATCTCTTGCAAGCTTACCTGCCCACAGAAATCTATCATTGCTTGCCTTGGGGTTGCAATGAGGGTCCCCTATTACTAAATGTGTCGCCATTAATTTAACTCCTTGTTGCGTTTACGTTGTAAATATTTTAAAAAATCAATAATATTTTCTGTGTCATCTAACTTTGCTTTTTCATCTAGACCTCCATTTGCTTTTTGATATTTACGATCATCTGCAAATCCTCTCATACCTGCCAAAAAAGTAGAATGAGGATCTGTTGTTGCCTGCTTTATCATGCCACGTGCTATAGTGGAACATAATTCATATTGTTCCTCGGTCATTTTATTTCTGCTATCTAATAAAATGCCACAAGTAAAACCTTTATCCCAAGGAGATACAATAACTTTAATAGAATTTAAAAAATCAAATTTCTTAGTCATATCAGTTTAATCTTGGTATGTCAAATGGTTTAATCTCATCTTTAACTGTCGCCATAATCTCATCAAGTAATAAATCAAAATCATCTATTGGTAATGATGTTTTATAAAGTCTTAAAGCTTGTGCAAGCATTACCCCTGACACAGCTAAAGGATCATAATCTCTACAAAGTCTCATCATTAAACGAAAGACTTCACTATAAACTTCATTTACATCACTTGTGCTTATCTTTTTCATATCTTACCATAACGGGTTCAGTTAAAAGTCCTGCATTATTTAATCTCATAAAATGTTTTGCATTTACGATTGCTAAAGGTTCTCGATGATTCATTTTAATAAACACCAATGGTTGATCGTTTCCATGAGAACTTGCTTGATCATAGGCATCATAAATTTTTTTCCATCCTTCGGTATTCTTACATTCAATATCATAGGGGAATACATTCTTTGCCCTCTTTGATAATTTAACATCAGCACCCCGTTCACCCATAATGGCTACCTTAACATCATCATTGGTAAGGGCAAGAAACAGACCCCTCAAACTATCTCTCACCCAGTTCTGTAGTCTACGACCCTTAGCTTTTCGACTTCGTATAGTTGTCATCTTTCCTCGGATTGTTTACTTCAGTATACCAAACCCACTTAGGGTTTTTACCTTGTGATTGCTGTTGCGGTAACAACTGCAATTTACTTCCCCAACAAGGAAGTTTGTATGGGCAGAACGAACAGACCATACCCAAAACTTTGTTGCCTGTTTTTTTAGTTCGGTAGGTTTCCTCAATTTCATTAAAGCATCTCTTAAAGGGAACTTTATTTTCTAATGCTTTTAAATTTTCTTCTGCATTTTTTAACGCTTCAACTTTATAATGGTCATCAGCAAGTGGAGTTTTACAAACTGTCCACTCGCCAGTAGATTTATTAATTACAATCCACCCACCAAAAGGTACCTTTTCACTTTCAGAATACAGATAACCTTGAGATACATATCCAAAGGCATCATCCTTAGCTACTTCCTCAAAGCCACCTGCTGTTCCAAATTTCTTCTCAAAGGAATAAGGCGATGCACTTTTAATATCCCAAACTTTCTTATCAATTTTAACATCAAGCCTACCTTCAATCGTTGATCCATTAAACTTATACTTAACATTTTTTTGCTCATCTTCTATAGTTACTCCTGCCGATTTTAAAACAAATATTGCCAACGCCTCAATTAAATCCCCAAAGGTATTTCGAATCTTCACATTATAGGGTTGACCTTCGCCTTTTACTTTCTTTGATTCCATTTGTAATTGGCACAAAGGTCTCCCTATATTGGACATCCTTGGTTTAAATTCTCTTCTACGTTCTTCAGAGAATTGTTTGCGTAAGGCACTTTTACATGCCTCACCAAACTCTTCAACAAGTTTATCAGATATTTCGATAGGTTCTTTAGCAACCTTATCTAAATACAGTTGAACTTTAGAGAGGATATCTGTCATTATTTAGCCAGAATCTCCGCTGGATCTTCTACTTTAGAAACTATCGTTGCTGAGTCCCCATCAGTAGGATTATATTTATTTTTCTTAGCAGCCTTATAAAGATCTACTACTTCTGCATTTTCTGTATTAATAACATCTTGAAATACAGACAGAGTATCTACATCTTCTTTAGACATTTTAAGATTAGCATCTGCATTAACAGAGATCTCTGGTGTATAATATACATTACCACCCTTCTTCTGTCTTTTAGAATCAATTGAAAACGTAGTTGTAAACATAAGTTTCTTACGTTTATT